TTATCATTTAAATATGTCTTTAGTTCTTGAAGGCCACCAATCCATTTACCATCAATAGTAATTTGTGGTACGCTACGAGCGCCTGGAAAAATATGAAAAAATACTTGTTTAGTCTCTACGCTATCCAGCATTTTAACAGTATAAGCAATGTTTAATTGACTAAGCAACTTTTTAGCAGTTTCGCACGCAGAACAATTAGCTTGAGACCATACTACAACATTTTTAAAGTCCAAGTTTTTCTGTATTGTCATATAATTCCTTTAATACTAGCTGAATGGTTTCATCAGGAAGATTTAATATATAAGTTAAATACTCTCGGACTTCTTCAGCTATAGTCATATTAGGGTCTAAGATAAGTTGAGTATCTTGAGCTCGTTTAACAACTTTTTTGTCAATAAGTTCCGAATCTTCTAGTTGCCCTAGTTCGTGTAGGTTACCCTCAATCTCATAAATTGTGTGATCAGGGTAGGTCTGCGGTTTAGGGTCATTAACGCCTACAGTTCGCTTAATAAGTTGCGGTAGGTCAAACTCTAGCCACTTATGCTCCAAAGTGGATACGTCCAGTAGGATACATCCTGTTCTAACGCTAGAACGATGAAAGCTAGTAGTATAAGGACTCCCAGGATAAAGTATATTACGTTGTGAATTCTCATAGCTATGTAAATCTCCTGCTAAAACTACATCCCAGCGATTAAGTAAATTTAAATCAATTTCTGCTTTAACATGAGGAGGAATATCTCCTCTAATATGAGTACAGAGTATCCGTCCCTTAAATTGTTGTTGAGTGTATGTATCCTGAAAATCTTTTAGTTTATTGTAGGGAATAATATCTACAAGACCACCTAGTAGTTGACTAAAATAGTCGTCATGAATACTAACTAAGGGATTCTGTCTGTGAGTGGCTCGTTTAAGATATGTTAAAAAGGTTGTATCCTTTTTTAACATTTCATGATTACCACTATAAATAATACTAGGTTTAGTCAAACTAGCTACAAAATCAAAGTATAGCTCAAGCTCATCCATACTTGGTAGCCTGTCAAAAACATCGCCGCCTATAATAATTATATCTGCTTGTTTTTGCATTTCTTGAAACTGAGTTATAAATAGTTGAAACCTATTTGTAGCCCAGTCTACAGGAACATTTTTCTGACCTAGCTTAATGTGTATATCAGCTGTAAATAATAATTTCATAATGTCCTGATAAAATAGCCTGCTAAATCCTAAGATTTAGCAGGCATTTTGTTATGCTAGGTCTTTAACTGCTTCGCGTTCAGCTTCTGTTTGATCAGAATTTTCTTCATCTAGACCTTGTTGGAGCTTATCTAGAAGAGCTTTAACTTCGTCTGGTGTAGGACGAGCATATTTGTCATCAATACTTTGTGCTTTATCAGCCAGTTCTCGCTCTTGATCTGTGAGTTTGCGAACTTTGCATCGCAAGACTTGCAGAGTGTATTCAACATTAAAAGGTAGTGGGCCAGTTTTATTACGCTTGAATACTACATCCCAACCAGTATCGTAATCAGTAGGATCACCTAAATCTTCTGCTGCTGTCAAGATTTGTTCAAATAGTTTCTTTTTAAGATTGAGTACTTTAACTTTTCCGTCTCTGGAATCAATGCAATTAACTGCATAACTCCACGAGCACTTAAGATCAGGATAAAATTCAGGAACCCAATCTTTTTCAAGATTGTCAAATTTTTCTTTATCTCGACTAAATGCCAAGCATTCGATAGGAATATCTTTGTTATTAGTGCCTTTTACCCAGTAAACATATCGAGGCAAAACTCCGCCAATTAACCTTACTGTATTTTCGCCATCTTTGTACTCATAGGATTCTACGCTAGATTTTTGGGCTTTGCCTTTAGTTTGCTTGAATGAGAGTGCCATTGTTTTCCTCGTATTTAAATCGTAAATTGTTTTTTTGTATTGTTAAAAGCGGATTGTGTTTTATAATCTCTAAGTTTAGGTCTGGGTATAGCGTTAAGTCAAGATAGGTTTGCAGTTTTAGTTTATACAGTAAATAGTTTCTGCGTCCAGCTAATCTTATATATTGAGCTTTATGTACTATTTGAGTTGTACGATCTAAGAACAGTGCTTTAGGATTTACTAAAAAACTAGTCCCAGGAATTACTTGAGGTATTGGTTTGTACTTTTCTTTGATATTTTTAGGAATTGTTCTTCCCTGCCACGCTTTTTTAAGTACTTCAACTAAATGTTTTGGGTCATTGTTAGTTTGAGACTCCAGTATGTTTAGATTAAAGAAAAATATGATTTTCAAACTCAAACTATATTATATCATAGCTAAGAATATTTTTCAAGTCAAAAATTTTAAACCGTCTCTATATTCCAGCCTTTTCGCATATAAAACCCTAGGCGACTAGTATTTTGTTTCTTATCCGCCCAGCCCGAAAATTGCATATCAATAACTAGAGGATTTAATTTGCCCGGATGTTGTCGTTGAATCCTGCCAATAACTTGCTCTAGTAAGCTATCATTATTCATAGGTATTGCTAAGATAACACACGAGAGGGAATTGATTGAGATTCCTTCTGAAAATATTTGTCTGCTACCAGCAATCGACATTTTTTCTCGGCGGAGAAGTTGTTCTTTGACTTGTTGGCGTTCATCGAACCCGGTTTCGCCAGTAACCAACACACAGTTTTCTCCGATGTATTCTTTGACATTTCGTAAAAACTCCACTCTGTCTGCAATGATAAGTACTTGATGGCCTTCTCTAATTTCATGCTTGGCCACCGCGGCAATAAACTCTTGATAGTCTTGATTATTAGCTAAATCATTTACTTTTTCAACCCAAGTAGCTCCAGGTTTTAGTACAAGTCCTGGTTTAACTAATCTAATAGTTGGGGCAAGCGTATTACTTTGTGGTGGTTTAATAACATGATTTCCAAAATAGTCTTGAAATAATACATGTTTTCCATCTTTGCGCTGCATTGTTCCAGACAGGGCAATCCGAAACCTGCTGTAGAAAGTGTCAATAATTTGTGTAAACGTTGAGGCTGGACAGTGATGTGCTTCGTCTAGGATAATTGTTCCAAACTCTTTATTTAATTGGTCGCAGTGTTTTACCAGTGTTTGCACATTAGCTATAGTAATTGCATGGTCTTCCCAATCTAGTCGACCACCACCAATTACGCCAGCTTCCATACCAAATAGAGTTTCTACTTCTTCACGCCACTGATCTCGCAACGCAGTTGTGTGAGTAACTACTAGTGTTTTTTGACCTAGTTTTCTGGCAAGATGCAGTGCGGTAAATGTTTTACCCCAACCTACCAAGGCATTAATAAAACAAGTATCCGTAATTTCATCTATAACTACCTGTTGTTCTGGTCTTAGCTGAAATTTAGGGTCGGGAAAAGGAGCAGGCACTAGTACTCTTTTATCAACAATTTCCCAGTTATCAGGAATAAGTTCTTGACGTCCTTGAGGAATAGCTAAAATACCTTTTGGCAATATTTTATAGCTTTTTATAGTTTCTACTACTTCAAACCTTTTACTACCTGTTTCTTTTTTAAACTTATAAGTAAGTTTATCAATGATAGATTTTGCTAATTCTTTACCTGGATCGCTAAGATATATTCTATTGCTTATGACTGCTTTCATATTAGCCTGTACGTAGGTTTAAAAGGATCTAAATATAGGCCATATAATATATAACCTAAACCCCACTGAAGTATTCCGGCATACTGTTCCCCATTATTAGGATGCCTGAGTAGTTTAAATCTGGTATCTAGACCCTCAACTTGAATAATACACCCTATGTCTCTAGCAGGAAAAACTTTTTTAATCCGTCGGCAAACAAGTTTGGCGCGTGTTATTTTTTTATACTGAAATATGTGTCCATGGTTATCAATAAACCATGTTGTTTGTTTGGCTAGTTTAATAAGATCGGATAAGAAATATATTGCACGTTTAATTACAAACATATTTACTTTCCGATCTTTTCTAAGCTCTAGTCTACGAAGGCCAAGAGTTGGTTTATTAATGTTTTTATCATCTACAACTCTTAAGCCTAATCGCAATTCTTGTGACTCAACATCTAAGTATTCTTTACTATAGAATATTACACCACTTTCTATAGTAGGCTTATGTTCTCCTAGCCTAAATACGGGCCAAGCTATCTCCGCTAGGTTCATAGGTTGCCTCAAAATCTCCAAAACTATAATCATCCCCAATATCTTGATCTACACCAATAGGCGATCCTGGAATACTACAACCACGATTTGTTTGTGTTTGCGTTTTGAGGATTTTGCAATAAGTATCTACATCTTGCTCTTTTACTAGAGCAACAATAGAGTCATGTACTAGCATAAAGATTTTAGCATCTAGTCCTAGACGATTAATTTCTTGTTGTGTTTCCATTGCTGCTAGCAAATTAATATCGCTTGCTAGACTTTGTACTTCACTATTAATTCCGCTACGAACTTCGTGTGCTGCAATCCCCTTATCTGTAGAGAACACATTAGGCAATCTGCGTTTGCGTCCAAAAAATGAATAAGTAAAGCCATTTTGTTCAATAAACTCTTTGCGTGATTTTAGCCACTTTTTTAGTTTATTGAATTTTGTAAAGTAAGCGTCAATATCATCTTGTGCCTGTTGCACAGGATAGTGCTTGCCAGTAGCTTTACTAACTGTTTGCGATACCTTTTGTGCTCCTGAACCGTATAAACATATTACTCCACTATTTCTAGTGGTATGGACTATACCTTTATCTCTTTAATCTGTTATTTTCTACAACAGTTTTATGGAATAAATTATATTTTCTATCTAGATATACTTTTGAATCTTTATATATAAAATTAAGTAGTTTTATAGAATCTAAAGTATTATATTTTATTTGCCATTTTTTACCAGTATTAAAATTCTGTAAGTGGCCGCCTACATTAATAGTCTGCGCTAAAATATCATATAAATACTTTATAAAAGTATAACTACCAGAACAAAAAGTAGTATATAAAGTAGCAGTTATAGAATTTATATTAGAAAAACTTTCACATATAGAACCATCACCGTCAAAATATCCTCTAATAAAATGTCTAAGCATATTTTCAGGAATACACTTTGGAAATTCTATTGTTTCAGTTTTATTTGGTACTATATTAAAATTAATATCTAAAACTTCGCACATATCTTTATTAGTAAACTCAAAACTACATCTATTATATTTTGTAGTATTACTAGAAATTGTATGTGTTGATTTTAAATAACTTTTGAATTTTTCTAAATGAAGTAAATCATCGTATTTTAACATTAATCTAATACGACCCTTACTATCTACATTTCCATCGGCTGCTAAAAATCCTGCCCAATAACAAGATTCTTCTGTATACTCATCAAAAGCTTTAATATTTAATAATATTGGAGCTTTTGACGCCCAGTTATTAGCTGAAATATGTCGTTTTAATTTCCATTCAGGAATATTAAATATATCAGCTATATCTGCTCTAGATAATTTTTGTTGTTTTAATGCACTGTAGTTTTCAAAATTTAATTCCACTTATCCACCCCTCAGTGAGTGGAGAGATATTCGCCGTGTTATACCTCTCCCGTAAAATTTATGGTATAGGCTTTATTATACACTATAAATAAAAATTTTACAAGAGTATTTTTGGTATCCCAGTCCAAAACCGTTCTGGTTTTGCTGTGAGTCTCTGAACCATTTGAAAGCATTCCTGCTAACTCTGGCTGCTGATTGCCTGCACCATTACGTGGGAAGGGTTCCAGCAATTGAGCGAATTATTATTCTAGCTATCACTAGCTAGTGGGACCTTATAAGTTAATCCCAAATGAAATTGCTTTAGCACTTTGTCGCATTTCAGGATATAGCTTTTTAACTTCCTCAACCGGACAAGGCAAATTAAATACCATTTTTGCAATAGTTGAGTGAAAGTCTCCGCCACTAGAAAACACCTTTTGAAGATTAGTATCATTACTAAGTACGGCAGCATAATACATCTCAGCAGTAGTTAAGTCTTGAGATACTATCTTATATCCAGTGGGAGCTCGAATACATCCTTTAATGATTGGATCATCCCTAGGTATTTGTTGAGCATTGAATTTACCACTAGAACTAAGACGCCCAGATGTTGTAAAAATAAGATTAAAATTAGTACGGATTCTGCCATCTCTGTCTAACTCCGGCAAGATTTTTTGAATATAGGTGTTTTGAATCTTAGTTAGCTGTCTGACTTTTAAAATTGCACCTGGTAGTGGGTGTTCTTCGCTGAGTTTCTCTAGTACTTCAGCATCTGTTGATACTGCACCTGTAGCAGTTTTCTTACCAGTAGGAGTTAATCCTAGATAATCAAACAGTACTTCTCGCAGATGAAATACTGAGTTTGGATTAAAAATCTTTCCGCTAGCTTGCTCAAACTGTTTAATCTCATCAAAGAAAAATATCTTTTCTTTGGCATTCTGAATTTCAGTATCCAAATAAAGATTGGCTCGTTCCATGCGATTGCGATCAATAGGAATACCTACTTCTTCCATGTTCATCAAGAATACGGTGCCTTGAATAAGTAGATTTTTATATACCCACAAGAACTTATCGTTTTTCTGAATAATATGCCAAAATTTTTGATAAAGCTCATAAGTCACAGCCGTATCAATACTGGCATATTCAGAAATAATATCAAATGGAATTAAGTCATAAGTAAAATTTTCTTGTAGAATACCTTTTTGAGCACAATACTCTTTTTTGAAAGTATCCAAAGCAGAATCATAGTCCCCAAAATCAGTATATTTTAGGGCCAATTCTTTTAAGCCATGACTATCTGTTTCATCTAAAACATAGTGCATGACCATTGTATCATGTACGTGCTCAGGTCTAAAATCAACAGCAAGATGATAACGAATCATCTTGAAGTCAAATTTAAGATTATGAAATACTATATCAAAAGTATTAGCGATTTCTTGTAGTAAATTAATACATTCTTCGTCTAGGCAGTCTGTAAGAATGTATCTGCCGTGTTTCGACTTATAACTAATACTAACACCCAATACATAACCATCTCTAGGATACAATGAAGTAGTCTCTGTATCTAAGCATACTACGCCTTGAGCATTAGCTAAAACTTCTTGTAAAAACTCTTTGGCTTCTTGTGTATCGTCAATGCCCTTATAGTCGCCTTGAGTAACAGGCTTAGTCTGTCCATTATAGATTTTAAGAATCTTGTCTAGGGCACGTTCAAAATCTGGTTTTCCTTCGGGTTTAAAGGCTAACATTGCTGGATTAGTAATGCAAACAAACTTATCGTTTATAAGCTGACCAGCCATGTTAGTTACTGAAGTAACTTTAGCATATTCTTTAGCAGCCTCTGCACCTACTAGAATTACCAAGTCGTAAATATCTAAATCAATATCTAAATCTACGTCTTTTTTGAGTAATTTTGTAATAGGTTTACTACTCATATGAAAATGCTCAAACTCAAACGGAAAATAGTCTGAGTATCTTGTTCTATTAGGTGCTTTATCAATTAAGGCTACGTGTTTCATCTTTGTATCCGATATAGTTTTGTATGCTAGTTACCATTTCTTGATTTAGCTCGCCAGGGTCAGTACCGTCAGGTAAATCAATAATTTCTGTTAAAAACCCAGAATCCTGAATTAATGGCTCTAAGACTTTTGCTGCTTTTTGTCCTGCATCGTCGCCGTCAAACATAATATATACTTTGGTAATTCCCTGAGCTTTATATGGCAGCATTTTTAGTTTTGTATCATTTTGAAGCGTATTAGTTCCAAAAGTACAAACTACAGGATGAAGTCCTTTATCATAAAGATTTAATAAATCAAATATGCCTTCGACTAAAATTATACTTGTTGTTTCTGGTACTTTTGCTGGGAATAGAGGAAGCTGTACTCCTGCAGGATAATTAATGTATCTAGGGTTGCCACTACTTAAAGTATGTCTGGCCACAAAAACTTGTATTTTCCCTGTAACATCTTTAATAGGAAATGCAATTCTATCCTGAAGTGCTTCAACTTGATGAGTATAAAAAGCTTCAAAGTGTTTTAAAGTTTTAGGACTAATACCTCTAAAAGGTTTTGTATAAGGCACAATTCCAGGAGGCAAGTCAACACCATTTATATTAGCTGATAGTTCTCGCAGTTTTTGTTTTAGTTTAGCTATTTTTATTGGTACTGGGTTTGTAAAAATACCAAAGTGTTTAAATACATTTGTTTTAAACCCACAGCTAAAACAATGGGCGACTCCAGTTACTCTGTCTATACGAAAACTCGGATTTGAGTCGTCATGTTCTGGATTTAGGCACTTAACAACATAATCTCGGCCGCTTAGCTTATAAACCAAGTTGTGTTTTTGTAATAGTTCAAGTACTGGATCGCTCATTATGTATCCCAAGGCAAGTCGTCAACTGGTTCTTGCTGTTTCTTTGGTTTTCCGGCTTTTTTAACTTTTTCTGGCGTTTCTGGTGTATCTATACTTTGTGGGCTAATTTTAAGAGTATCCCAATCAATAGGACAAGTAAATCGCATTTCTTTGCCGCCACGAATTTTAGTAGTTTCAAAACTAATTGCTTGTTTTTCTTTATCGTGGGCTTCCATTACTAGAGCAATATCTGCGGCATCAAGAATACCTTTAGCAAATCTAGCCTCACCACTGGCATCAATTTGATATGGGCTGACTAATACAATTTCATATTTTCTAGCCAAGTTTTTTAGCTTTTTAGAAATCTCAATTTGAGGCTTCCAATCATACTGATCAGTTCCTTCCATAACAATCTGATTGACATAATCTACTACTACAACTGCAAGTTTATCTCCAAATTTGGCTTTCATTTTACCAACATGAAGATCAATTGCTCCAACAGTAAGCTCACGATCATCTACGATAATCATTTGATTGTCTGGTTTGAGTCTGTAGTTTCTAACTAGAGTTTCTTCAAATTTAAATCTGTCTCTGTGTCGTAAAAACTCTAAGACTGTTTCATCAGCTTCTTGAAACATACCAGCTCTAGCTTTTACGACTTTTAATACTTCTTCGTCAGTTAGTTTATTTTGTTTTAAGTTTTGATGGTTTACGCCTGCTAGAATAGCTAGATTCCGCTCCATGACTTCCATTGCGGTCATCTCTATTGAGAAATAGAGGCAACTATTTCCGGCCTCGTACTGATTGATAAAAATATTACTACTAGTAATACTTTTACCACTACCTCTTTTACCACCAATGAGTACGAGTTCTTGTCTAGCCACACCCCCAAGCACAGCATCAAAAGTATTATTAAGTCCAAGATATACACGTTCTTTTTCCAACATTTCTGGATTACGAAATAAAAGTATATCACTCATTGTGTATACTTTTTCACTAGTGTGTGTCTTTTCCTCAATAGTTAAGGCTATATTAGATAAATTCTCTTTTATTTCGTTAGAATCGTAAAGCGGCAGTTTATCTACAAATTTGTCTAGTAGTTTAACAGTTTCATTTTGAGTATATTGATCTATAAGTGCATCTAGAGCTACTTCAGCTGAAACATCTGGTACTTCGGTAAGCTTTAGGGTCGCTAGAGTCTTAGCTGCCGGGCCTTCTCTAATGGTAAGTTCTAGATCATCAAATTTTGGCAAACGATTATATCGTTCGTAGTGTTTATTGATGACACTATACAAAGAGGAGTATGCCGGATCTAAAAACACCAGCTTAAGCTTAGCCCATATATCTAGGCTTT